AAAAAGATTAGTTGGTGGTGATGATGTAACTCAAAAAACAATCGATGCTGGAGCTGATGTTTGGTATGTACCATTCGAAACTTCTGATGATGATCGTGAGTTCTCTAATCCAGAGTTACAAGAAAAAGTTTTACCAAGAGTTACTAAAGTTAAGGAGGCTGCGTAATGAACAAATCATTTTTATTTTGGTTTACAAAAAATAAACTCAAAGCAACTGACAAGTGGGTTCCAGATCTGCGTTGCGTTACTGATACGAGCACATTTAGATATTTATCAAATAATGGTTTTACATCTGACCAAGTTGTAGAGAGAGCAGTTGAAGATGGTTGGTTTTTTATAAATGAAAACCAGCCTTCAGAATTAACATTCCAAGATATATTAGACAAAGTAGAAGGAGAAATATATGCTTAATATCGTAGCCTTAGTTAGAGTTAGTACAGACAAGCAAGAAGTTAATAATCAAAAGTTTGCTATCGAAAAAAAATACAACGATGCATCAATCACCTGGTTCGAGGAGCCAGGTGTTTCTGGAGCTAAGAAGTTTCAGAACAGACCAGTTCTACAAGATGCAATTAGAACAGCTAAGAAGTTAAGATGTCCATTAGTTGTTTATTCATTATCAAGACTTGGTCGTACATACGAAGTTGGTCAGTTCTTAGAGACTACTAACATTCAAGTTGATGTATTGGATACTCCGAACTTAGATGATGCAATCGCTGGGTTCCATGTTGCAATCAATAGACTTGAAAGAATTAATATTTCAAATCGTACCAAGGCAGCATTAACAAGATTAAAAGCAGAAGGTAAATTGTTAGGCAATCGTACTAACTTAGATGTAGTTAGAGTTAGAGGTCATGAAACTTCTAAGGCTAATGCAAATCAGTACGCAAAAAATATTTCAGAAATTATTTCTGGCATTAGAGCTACGGGCATCAGTACATTGTCTGGTTTAGCTAATGCCTTGAATGATCGTGGTGTTAAAACTTACCAGGACAAAGTTTGGTACCCTACAACAGTTAAAAATGTCCTAGAAAGAGTGGAGGTATAATATGTGGTCTAGTATTGTTCATGTATTCAAGCAACAGTTCATGACTAAAGTGAACACAGAAGATAAACAATGTGTTTACAAAATGAGTATTAAAGAAATCTTAATCGGTGTTGTAGAGATGATTGCATTTTTATTTTGTCTTGCAGCTTTGATAGCAGCAGTAGTAGTTGGCTGTGTCATGGTCGACAGTTGTTATTATTATTATGTACCAGGAGGATTTTAATATGAAAGATAGTGGTAGAAAAACTTCTTACAAAAGAAAAGAATTAGGTGCCAGTACAGTTGGATCTTTGATCCCTGGCATAAAAGGTTTCAAAACTCCTAACGAGGTTTTGGAAGATGCTCTAAATGAGTATCAAGGGAAGGAGGCTAAGAATGACTTAGCTAACAATCCAAAGGTTAAGGCTGGACAAGCATTGGAACCAGTCATAACTCAAATGTTTGTCGATGAGTTACAATCCATAGCAATCGATCAGAAGGCCAAATTTAAAATCTCTGTTCCGGAGAAGGCCAACTTGTACTCATTAGACAATGGGAAACTCGGCAGTTCTTTAGATAATCTTTTAACTATTAAAAGTGGTAAGATTGAATTGACTGATCACAACAAATCAACAATGGTTCTTTCAGATAGTGGTCCAGTTGAAATCAAGAATTACTCTGGATCTGCCGATGATCCCGTATACCCATTAAACATTTATCAATTACAACAGCAGATGCTTTGTACTGGATCTACCTGGGGCATCCTAGTTAGATTAGTTAAAGGCTGGGAGTTGCAATGGTTTGTTTATCAAAGAAATACTGAGATGTGTAATGACATCATTAATGCAGCTACAGATTTCTGGAATAGATTTGATGGGATCTTAGAAGGTAAAGACTATTGGTATCCACCAGAGACTACTGAAGAGGCATCCAAGATCTACAAAGGTAATGGAAATCTAGATCCAGTAAATATGGATGGTAACAATATGTTATCTGAATTGATTGAGGAATATATCAACGCAGATAAAACTTATAAGGATGCTAAAGAAAATAAAGATGAGGCATCTAAGGCTATAAAATCTATCATGAAGGATCATGAGGTAGTTTCTTTTAATGGTTTTATAATTAATCATAAGACTATGAGTAGAAAAAAAACCAAGATGGTAGAAGTACCTGGTGCTGATCCTATTGTCATGAGGAGGTTTAGTATAAAGGATGCAAGATGATTTCCAATGGTTCAATGCTTATATCACAGCTCGTAAACTTACAGCTAAAATGTTGCGAGAAAAAATTTTACAGAAAACTGGTTTTGATATTGAGCAGCAGTTCCTGGAAGAGATCATTGAAGTCATGGGCCAAACAGCATTTGAGTTCATGCAATTACAAAACAAAGTATTAACAATCAATGTCATAAAGGAGGACATAAAAAATGATACAACAAGAAGAGAAGAAACAGACGAAGGAGAAGATGACGATGACGAACCAACCCAACACTAAATCAGTTGTTGATGCTCTCTCACAATTTCAGAGTGAGGCTAACGCAGCAATTAAATCTAGTAAAAATCCATTCTTTAAATCTAACTACGCATCACTAGAAGATGTAATAGCTGCTGCCAATGAAGGGGCCAAGTACGGATTAGCATTTACTCAATGCATAGACTTTGAGAAAGATGTTATAGAGGGAGCTGTAGTTCCTACAATGTATGTAAGGACCAGCTTAATGCACAAGGCAAGTGATACAGTTATTACTTCTAAATACTTAGTAGTCCCAAAGAATAATAGATACGATGATAGCCAGGCCCTTGGATCTGCTATTACTTATGCAAAAAGATATTCACTCCAGGCAATCTACGGATTACCAAGTGAAGATGATGATGGTAACTCAAATACTCATAACGAAAAAGTTATGGCTGATCAAAAAAGAAAGATGACAGTCTGGGTTAACAGTATCAAAACTTCTGTAAAACAAACTCTTCAGAATAAAGAGATGACTGATGCAGAAAAAGTCCATGACTTAATTGCTTTAGAAAAAGAAAACAAAGCAGCATTCGAAAAGTTAATGGATCTAGATAAAGGTCAATGGGATATGCTTATGCATTATATCGTTGATGAAAAAAAGAAATTAGGAGGTATATCAAATGACACTAATGCTGACTAAGAAACAACTTGAGATCTTTGATTTCATAACTGATCATATAAAAAAACATAGAGTACCACCAACTCTAAGAGAGATAGCTAAACATAAGAAGTGTGTTCACAGTAATGTGCATAGAATGTTAAGGCTGCTTGAGAGAGATGGTTACATCAAAGTGCATCCAGCTAGACCAAGAGGAATTGAGGTATTGAAAGATGGCTAAGGTTTATAAATCTCGTTTTAGTAAATGGTTTGTAAAAGAATTGATTAAGGCATTTGATGGGGAGAATGATGTAGTTGTAATTACATTTGATCAACACGATAGTGAAGGTCATCCTCATCAGAAGTTTTATTCAGCAGATGATATTGATTTAGAAGTTATGCATAAGACAGCTACAATTAATATCAGACCATATGAGGAATACTGGATTGAAAAACACAAAGAAAAAATAGAAATAGAGTTGCTAAAAAAACCAGAAGAGAATACTACTGGTAATTAATGAAGTTCATTTTGGCATATACACTCTGCTCAGCTATAACTGGGTTATGTAATAATACTATGCTCTATCCAGTTGAGTATAAGAGTTGGTCAGAGTGTGCCATTGGTGGTGCCAATATAACAATAGAGCTCAATCAAAAATATTCAAAAGAATTTTCTGAAAAAAAACTGTACCTAAATTACTTTTGTAATGAAGTTCCTATAGAAAAAACACCAGCTTAGAGAACAAATAAAACACTTTCCGTTTAAATCCAATATAAAGCTCATACAGAGACTTTAATTATTTGATGACAGATGTATCGGATTAACCCTTTAACATAGCTCTATGGGCCTCTCTGATGGCCTTTTGAGACTGTTTATCAAAGACTTCTAGTGGATATACATTTCTATCTCCATAGCCTGGATCTGGATCTAAAGAGTAGGATGAGAAGGTTCGGACATATTCCTTTCCGTTCTCTTCAAAGACATCATAGAGATATGCCTCAGTAATTATTGTAGCACATTTAAGTTTGTTAAATTCTGTATCACCTTCGAGTGTACTCAGACCTACAATATCAACCCAAGTTAATTTTAAGAAAAAATATTTTTGGTTATCGATAGTAACTGATTTCATTTCTTCTTGTTTCTCTTCTTACAGTTGGGCCAATCAAATGTTAAAACATCATCTACTTTTTTAAAACAATCATCTATCCAGGCAAAGAATTTATAAATAAGTCTATCAATCATACACGACCTTGTCCTTTGTATCTTGATTTTTTAGAGCTCAACTTTTCACTTTTGTTTTTTGATTTCTTGTGAACCCCTCTTCTCTTCTTTGGTTTTTCTCTTGGTATAAAATGAGTAAACTTTTGTTTAGCCATTACACAATCTTACCGGTCCATCTTCCATGCTTGTCCATTTGCATTGGAAATATTACTGGCTGTCCATCAATGACAGCTCCAGTAGAAATAATAAATCTCATTCTAAAGTTACGGGCATATTGGAAGGCGAGGCTGGACTGCTTTGTAAGACATCCTACCTGGAGGGACCACACTAACTGTGATGGATTACTAAAGTATTGTATTGCTGCTTTTGAATGGAAGTGTCCCTGGATTGTATGGCATCCATACTGGAGACTTAGCTTGAGGCCATCGGCTGCTAAACCATGCGAGGCAAAAACTTCTGTACCATCTGATAATTTAAATTTAATATCGTCTACCCATTCCCATCCTTTACCTACTTGTAAAAATTCATTGTAATGTTTTAAGTAAGCTCTAGGCATTCCATGTTTCAGAGCTCTTCTGTATATTAATGATGAGTGATTAGAATGTAGGAGTGTCATCTTTGGAAATATTTTTTCCAGGTCATGCATAACTTTTCTTGCCATCTTTAATTCATCACCGGCTGATGGAAGATCCGGATCGCTTTCCCACATAGACAATGCGTGGGCATCGCATTCATCCCCCACATTCAAAACAAAGTCCGGTTTAATTTTTTTCTTAATAGCAGCAAGAAAGTCCAGAGCATCTGGATGTTGCCAGGGTGCGTGTAGGTCAGATATTACAAGAACACTAGAATAACCTTTAGCCATAAAATTCATCTTTAACCCATTGCTCTACATCGAACCCAGGACAGTTTGGTTTGTTAGGTTCAACATCACAATGGCCGATAATTTTCAAATCATCTCCATACATATCTTTAGTTGTATTAATTAGATTATGCAAGGTAATAAATTGTTGCTCTGTAAAATTATCTCCTCTACCGACAAGACAGATCCCAATGCTTGATGCATTCACAGCTACAGCATGAGCTCCTTGCATTCTTAGATCTCTTCCGGGTTCCAACTTTCCAGATCTAGTTATCACCCAATGATAACCTATGTCATCAAATTTTCTTTCTTCTGTGTGCCATTTACGAATTGTCTCTGCACCAATATCCATATCCTCTGGAGTATCAGCACAATGTATTACTATTGTGTCTGTTGTGTTTCTTTGTTTCATTAATTAGCCTTTCCGATTATTTTATTTATTCTTGTTTTACCAAACTCATCTACATAAATTTCTGCCTCTACAAAATCACAAGTGTAGTTATTACCTTCATATCCATATCTAACTATTTCTCTTTTTGTCTTGAGACAGTCTGAAATACTATCTTTATAAGTATGCTCTATAAGATCTCCACCCATCCAAAGACATAAACTTATTACAGCCTTGACCATCATTAGTGAGCTCCATTCCCGTTACTAAATTTTATATCTCTTGTTTGGTCTTTCAATTTCTCTACATCTTTTTTAAGTTTCTCTATTTCTTTTTCAAACATCTCAAGCATGACACCGGTGTGAATATTTTGATCTAATAATTTTTGATGTTTATCTAATCTACCAGACATAAATTCTAATAATAAAAATTGTTCTTGGTCTATAGGTTTCTGAGCTGATGCCTCTAGGAGATCTTGCTGCTGTAGTTTGTCAGCAGTCTCTAATAAATTAAGTCTTTCAATAATGCCAAAATAGGCCCAGACACCTATCGCTACAGCCCCGGCAATCGCAATTAAATTTCTTATGGGTAAGGCTACAGATGTTTTGTCTGATAGTTTCATATACCCTGGAGCCTCGGATCTTTAGATGTAATATTCTTTTTAGCTTTGGGCCTAGCAATACTGTCAAGACTTCTTTTACGAAGTTGTGCTTTTGCTGATGCCTCTTTTTTCTTTTCATCAATTTGTTTTTTTAGGTCCCACTTAAAATTCATTTCTTATCTATTTTCTTTAACTTCTCAAAAGATCTAGCTCCGGTTAATCCTAACAAGGCAAACAATGTAGTCATCAATACATCGCTAGGCAAGGTAGGTAAGTTTATTGGATTGTTTGTTATAGCTCCATACCAAGTAGTAATAGGTATGACTAAGAATTGAAAACCAAATGCCAGGACACAGATCCATGCAAGTGTGGGCCTCCATAATCTTTGTACCCAGGACAACTTGCCAATAGCCTTTGCATCTTCTCTATTTATTTTTGCTTGTTCTTTGTCTACATCGACAAGAGCTTTTAATAATTCTTTTTCTAAATCTGCTTTGTGTTTTGCAATTTTGTTTTTATCTGGAACCAACTCAACAGCTTTGTTGAGAATAGGTAACAGAGCTGTCAATCCCTGGATCATTGTATTCTCCTAACTAAATTTTAATAATTTTAAAATACCAATAATAGCTGTAATTAAAGCACCCACATAGAAGATCACTCTAAGACCACCTTTACCCATGGCTACTTGCTGCTTTAATTCTGTAATGTCTTTTGTATTTTGTTCTAAGTCTTTGTGAATGTGTTCTAGTTTTTCATTGATATGTTTTAATGTAATGGAAGTTACTGTAGGTCTATGAATTGTAGTTTTTTTTCTGGAAATCTTTTGCATTACACAGCATACCTTATTACTATAATTCCATCTGCACCGGCTGTAGGATTATATAAGTTAGTTGCTCCACCACATCCTCCTCCACCAGATCCAGTATTTTGAGTTGGACTTGTAGGAGCAGTTGTATCTCCAGCACCATTACCACCAATGCTAGATCCACCAGTACCTCCTACATTATTAAAGGTACCATTACCACCTCCAGAGCCACCCCCACCTCCAGCAGCATAGTATTGATTACTTCCAGTTCTATAATTATTTTGAGAACCAGCACCTCCGTTACCACCACCAACATTGGTTCCGTCATTTCTCCAATTTCCACCAGTAGCAGAGGCTCCTCCTCCACCACCTCCAGCAAATCCAGTTAGACTAGGGTATTCACTTGGACTGTTTGGTGAAACTCCAAAACCTTGCCCTCCATTATTACCTTGTGATGGACTTGTTGATGGAGTATTTCCAGATCCAACTATAGTTGGGTAATCATATCCAGCACCACCTCCAGAACCTCCATCTCCTACTCTACTTCCATTTTGACCAGTTCGAGCATCACCTCTACCACCACCTTGAGCTGAGTAAGAATTAAATGTAGTATTACCTCCATTTGAAGATAACACTCCACCAGGATCAGCAGAAGTACCAGCACTTCCACCTCCTCCGACTGTTGCAGCAAATGAACCAGCAGTTAAAGACATTTGAATAGTTCTAAAACCTCCGGCTCCTCCACCTCCACCTCCAGTAGATGAGACTGTTGTATGTGCAGCACCAGCTCCTCCACCACCTACTAATAATACATCAACTGTTTTATTAGAGTTTAATGTAAATGTTCCACTAGATAAGAAAGTGTGAGAAACATAATCTGTTCCACCAATATTATAAGTTTGAGTAGTACCACCAGTTGCTATTGGTTGCTCAACTGTGATTGTGTATTGTCTTGTTGAGGTGTTTGTTCCATCACTTGCTGTAACTGTAAATGTATAAAA